GAAGCTTATTTTAATTATCCCGAAGTTGGAAACGTTGAAGGTGGTTTACGTAAATTAAAATACATTGATAAGTCTTTGATTGATTACAAAATGGAAAGAAACAAATACGACATGACCGACATGATTGTAGACTTCAACAAAAAACATTATGACCTTATGCCAAACTTTGATGTCGTTATTGTAGATGAAGCACAAGACCTTAGTTGGTTACAATGGAAAATGGTAGAGCGTGTTGTTACTAATGCAAAGCGTGTGTACATAGCAGGCGACGATGATCAAGCGATCTATCGTTGGGCGGGTGCAAGACCAGAGTTTTTGATGAACATGGACGGAACTAGAACAATACTAAATAAATCATATCGTCTTGCAGAGTCTATACATGCAAAAGCAAACAGATTAATTAAGCGTGTCAAAGATAGAGTAGATAAAGAATGGACAGCGCGTGAAGAAAAGGGTCAAGTAAACATACACCCGGTTGAGCAATTACAAAAAATGAAAGAAGGACAATGGCTTGTACTGGCAAGAGACGGGTATAGATTAGATAAATTAGAGGATCAATTAAAAATATATGGCTACTTCTATGAGAGAGGAGATAGAACTTCTATCAGTAAACGTGTGCATGAAGCTATCCTTGCATGGGAAGATGTACGTAAAGGTAGAGAGTTGGATATAAAAAGAGTTAAGGCATTTTATAATTATGTAAAAACAGGCGAAGGTGTTGATAAAAAATTTAAAGCAATGAAGAATGTTGATAAAGATAAAATGTTTACCTTTGATATGTTGAAAGAAAACTACGGATTAAAATTAGATAAAGAATTACCTTGGTTTGAAGCATTAGAAAATATTGAGTCTACCAAGAAGACGTATGTACGAATGTGTTTACGTCGTCAAGAAAACATTAGACGCGCACCACGGATCAAACTATCAACGATACACGGATCAAAAGGTGGTGAAGCAGATAATGTAATGCTGTTAACAGATTTAACTCGTAAGGCTGATGCTTCGTATTGGTCACAACGAGATGAAGAGCGACGCGTATTCTATGTGGGAATGACGCGTGCAAGAAACACTTTGAACATTGTGAGATCACAAACGGACAGAGAATTTACGGAGGCATTTTAATGTTTACAATTGATACTGCATTAAAACAAGTTGGTGTAACAGAAAAGCAAGTACGCAAAATACGTGCAGAGTTACCAAAATTAAACCGTGAAAAAGTTGACCATCAGTTAAAAATATTATTACTTGATTTACAACTGTTGCAAAATGATTTACGGTCTATCAACAAAAAGGAGAAAGATGAGGACTAGAGAATATTTAGATACGGCGGCAAAGATAGTTAGTGGTCAACGTCAGCATGAGTATGGTGACAAATATCAAAATCATAATAACATAGCGAAGTTATGGAGCGCGTATTTAGATTATAATATATCTGCACACGATGTAGCGATATGTATGATGCTTTTAAAAGCGGCAAGACTCAAACACAGACCTACACAAGATTGTTACATAGACATGGCGGGATATGCGGCAATTGCGGGTGAAATAAACGATAGGGAAGAAGATGACACAAATACCTCTGTTTCAGACTCCGAGTGAGTGGACACCACCAGAGACCGTTCCTAATCTATCCGACGCAAAAGAAATAGCGGTAGACTTAGAGACATACGATCCCGATATCAAAACAAAAGGTCCGGGTTGGGCTATTGATAATGGGTATATAGCAGGCATTGCCATTGCTGTTGAAGGTTGGAAAGGTTACTTCCCTATACGTCACGAGGGTGGTGGTAACTTTGATGAAGGTATTCTTAAAAGACAAATTAAAAAGATCATGGAATTACCATGTGATAAGATATTTCATAACGCCGCTTACGATGTAGGATGGCTTAGATGGTGGGGTGTAGAAGTAAAAGGTAAAATTATAGATACACTGATTGCCGCGCCACTTATAGATGAAAACAGATTTAGATATTCACTAAACGAGTTAGGTAAAGACTATCTCAAAGAAACAAAGTCAGAAGCTTTACTGTATGAAGCCGCAAAAGAATGGGGCGTCGATGCAAAAGCACAGATGTATAAACTTCCGGCAATGTATGTTGGTCCTTACGCTGAACAAGACGCAGACTTAACACTAAGACTATGGCAATATTTTAAAGTAGAAATAATTAAGCAAGAGTTATCAAGTATCTTTGATCTCGAAACACGGCTCTTTCCATGTTTACTTGACATGAAATCAAGAGGAGTGCGTGTTGATTTAGATAAAGCAGATAGAATAAAAAAAGATTTACAGAAAAAAGAAACAAAACTTTTAGCACAGATTAAAAAAGATACAGGTGTTGATGTTGATATCTGGGCGGCAGTAAGTATTGCAAAAGCATTTGATAAATTAAAAATCAAATACGAGCGCACCGAGAAGTCCGGGCAACCAAAGTTTGATAAAAACTTTTTATCAACACACAAACATCCATTAGCGAAGATGGTCGTGCAAGCAAGAGAGTTTAATAAAGCACGCACAACTTTTATTGACACAATACTTACACATTCTTCGCACAGTAGAATTCACGCCGATATCAATCAAATGCGTGGTGAAACAGGAGGAACGGTCACTGGACGGTTCAGTTACAGTAATCCAAACCTACAACAAATTCCTGCACGTAATAAAGATATCGGGCCGTTGATACGATCAATCTTCGTCCCCGACGAAGGTTGCAAGTGGGGGTCATTTGACTATAGCCAACAAGAGCCTCGTGTTCTTGTCCACTTCGCCGCGCTTACCGGTGGCGGCTTGAAAGGCGCCGACGAGGTTATCGAATCTTACAAAACAGAAGATCCAGATTTCCATCAAGCCGTTGCCGATATGGCGGGCATAGACCGTCGTACTGCTAAGACCATTAATCTTGGTATGATGTACGGTATGGGTAAAGGTAAACTATCTAGCGAGTTAGGTTTAGATAGAGACGAGACCGAAGATTTATTCGCTAAGTTTCATGCGAACGTTCCCTTTGTGAAACAGCTCATGGAACAAGCAACACGCAAAGCGGATAATGTTGGTTTCTTACGCACACTGCTTGGACGTAAGTGTCGCTTTGATTTATGGGAGCCACGCGCTTTTGGTATACATAAAGCATTGCCACTATGGGAAGCAGAAAAAGAATATGGACGTGATCTAAAAAGAGCATGGACATACAAAGCATTGAACAGATTGATACAAGGATCATCGGCTGATATGACAAAGAAGGCGATGGTTGATTTGTATGAAGAGGGCATTGTTTCTCACATACAGGTACACGATGAATTAAACTGTTCTATTGAGAGCAAGGAACACGCAACACGGATCAAAGAAGTCATGGAGACCACCGTCGAGTTAAAAGTTCCTCTCAAAGTCGATGCAGAGATAGGACCCTCATGGGGAGAGATCAAAAAAAAGTAACAGGCGACGTTAACGAGTTTAGAGCAGTTATAAAATTTTTGAAAGAAGGATACATGGTGTTTAAAAATGTGTCTGGAACAGGACCAATTGATCTTGTTTTAGTACACCAAGAGACGGGTGAGATAAGAAAAATAGACGTAAAAACGACGTCATACCGTAAATCTTGGAAACCCGGCACGAGAATATGTCGACAACGGACACCGGAACAGGTAAAATTAAAGGTTGAATACGAATTTTTAGATAAGGACGAAGATGTTTAAAGAGTTATGCGCGACATTATTTTTATTATGTAATCCATTACTTAATGGTTTTACGTTTAACTATGATGGTAATCCGCAAGATCAGTTTGTGCAAGGTATAGCCGAGTGTACTGTATTAAATAACGCGGTTATCGAACCACGGTACAGGGTTGTGGTAGCGATTAGTGTAGCACAAGCCATATTAGAGTCCGATTGGGGACGCTCTCGTTTTGCATTAGAAGGTAATAACTACTACGGAATCATCGAAACAGATAACACAGAGCCTCATATGAAGTCATTAAACAGTGATGTATTACTAAAGAAGTATGGTAACAGATGTGAGAGTGTTGCTGATTATATTGCGCTGTTAAATACATCAAGTGCCTTCTTAGATTACAGACAATTACGTTTACAGCCTGTCTCTTATACACATCT